GCCATCTCGCACGAGGGGGAGATCGAGGTCATCCATCGTAGGGGGCAGGAGACGTTCCAACGGGTGTTCCGCGGCGTACTACCGCTGGAGATGGGGAAATGAGACTACCGAGTGCATGGCAAAAGGAGAATGACCAGATGAGCATCCTGGGAATATTGAACTTCGTGCTTTTGCAGTGGTTCACGCTACGCCTGACCAAGGTGATACAGGTCAGCGCCGTGTCCGTGGGGTACAGGGTCACCGTAGACGAGGCGCGGGTTGCACACGCGTCGCAATGGGTGCCGCATAGCATCTCTGTTGTACGCCGCCCGGGGGACGTGCGATGGCGGCTCATGCATGGGATCGCGCCGCTCACCGGGTGGTGGTCGAGCTATCGGAGGCTGTGGTGAGCGACGAACGAACGAGAGCAATGCAGGGTAAGTGGTGGGCCGTCTATGGGGCCATGGTAGCGTTACAGGTGAGAGACCACTTGGAGCTGCACAGGATGCCACCGCCAACGCACGAGGACATGCGACGCTACGTGGAGCACGCCCGTGAGATCGCAGACATGGCAATGGAGGTGGACGTTTGAGCCAACACAAGAAGCCATCGCAACCGTGGGTGATTGCCGCCGATCGTCCGAGGCGGGGCGGGCGATGGCTGGTGGTGGATCAGTGGGGTAGACGTATCGTCAATGGCGAGATAGATGTGCCAAGAGGCACTGCATAGCCATGGTCGTGTCGCGTCGCAGGTCTCTGTCGCAGGCGCGCAAGCTCGCCAATGAGGCGAGGCACAGAGGGGCGCACGCTGTCGTGAAGCGGTTCAGGCGCACGGCTGCGTGGACGCTCAGCGCGTACGGTCGCCAGGACTGGTAGACCACCGCAGGACGTAGGTTCTTCCCAAGGGTAGGGTACTGCGGGTGAGCGTAGCACCGGCTTTCGGCTAGGTAATCGGCTCAAAAATAGGTTGCCGTGCCGTGCCATCCTGTGATCCACGGGATGGGGATGACGGAAAAGCCGCTATCCCTGCGAAAGTACGCGCAACACCGGGGCACATCCCACACGGCTGTGCAACGTGCCATCGAGTCAGGCCGTCTGCGTGAGTCGATTGTGCACGTCAACGGCGTGCCAAAGATACGAGATCTGGCAACCGCGGACGCCGAATGGCACGCCAATACCCGGGCCACGATCGCCACAATGGCACAGCCCGTGCCACCACCAGCCGAACTGATGGCCACCGGCGAACCGCGCGCCGTGCCCGACTTGCAGGAGTCGCGGGCACGGCTCGAGTGCGCCCGGGCGGACCTGGCCGAGCTCGAGCTGGCCGAGCGTCGCCGCGAGCTGGTGCCGGCGTCCGACATCGCCGCCAAGTTCGAGGACGTGGTCACGTCGGCAAAGACCAAGCTCCTCGGCCTGGCCTCGCGGATCAAGCAGCGCATGCCCCACATCGTCGAGACGGACATCCGGGCCATTGACGACCTGGTGCGCGAGGCGCTCGAGAGCCTCGCCGATGGCCGCTGATCTCGACCGGGTGTTCGTCGAGCGGCGAGGTATGTGGCGCCCGCCGCCGCGGCTCACCCTTTCCGAGTGGGCCGACGAGCACTACTACCTGAGCGCCGAGTCATCGGCAGAGCCCGGGCGCTGGACCACGCTCCCGTATCAGCGCGGCATCATGGATGCCATTACCGACCCCACGATCGAGCGGATCTCGTGGATGAAGTCGGCGCGCGTCGGCGCCACCAAGATCATGGGGGCGGCGATTGCCTATCACATTCACTACGACCCCTGCCCGATGCTCGCAGTGCAACCGACGGTCGAGGATGCGGAGGGCTACTCCAAAGAGGAGATCGCGCCGCTACTGCGCGACTGCAAGGTGTTGCACGGGCTGGTCAAGGAGTCGTCGGCAAAGAAGTCGGCGCAGACCATCCTGCACAAGAGCTTCCCGGGTGGCTTGCTGTCGATGGTGGGCGCCAACAGCCCACGCGGATTCCGGCGCGTGTCGAGGCGGATCGTGTTCTTCGACGAGGTGGACGGATACCCGCCATCCGCCGGACCCGATGGCGACCAGATTGCATTGGGAATCCGGCGCACCGACTACTACTGGAATCGCAAGATAATCGCCGCCAGCACGCCGCTGACGGCCGGCGCCTCACGCATCGAGGAGATGTTCGAAGCCGGCGACCGGCGCCGCTATCACGTCCCTTGCCCGCACTGCGGGCACCGGGACATCCTGGTATTCCATGAGCGTCCAGGCGAGCGCGGACACTGGATGGCATGGCCTGATGGTGAGCCCGAGCAGGCGCATTTCGTATGCAGCGCCAACTGCTGCATCATCGAGGACAAGGACAAGCGCGCCATGCTCGCCGGCGGCGAGTGGATCGCCGAAGGCGAGTTCAACGGACACGCGTCTTTCCATCTCTGGGCCGCGTATTCCCTGAGCCCAAACGCGACATGGGGCCAGATCGCCACCGAGTTCATCGAGGCAAAGAAGCGACCGGACACGCTGAAGACGTTTGTCAATACGGCATTGGGCGAGACGTGGCACGAGCGCGGTGAGGCGCCCGACTGGGAGCGTCTCTATCAGCGCCGCGAGAGCTACGCCGTCGGCACCGTGCCCGAGCGCGTCCGCTTCCTGACTTGTGGTGTGGACGTCCAGAAAGACCGGCTCGTGTACGAGGTCGAGGGGTGGGCCGAGAACAAAGAGAGTTGGTCAATCGAGGTTGGGCAACTCTACGGCGACACGTCCGACGCGGCGACATGGGTGCAGCTCGACGCGCTTCTCGGACGCACGTTCGAGGGCGATGGCGGTACGTTCACGATCGCCCTACTCGCGATCGATTCCGGATACAACACCCAGACGGTCTACAACTGGGCGCGCCGGTACCCGATGAATCGCGTCATCGCGTGCAAGGGCGTCGCGACAGCACGGACGCTGATCGGGGCGCCGTCGCCGGTAGACGTGACCGTCCGTGGCAAACGCCACCAGCGCGGCTACAAGATGTGGCCAATCGGTATCAACATTGCCAAGACCGAGTTGTATGGATGGCTGAGGCTTTTGCCACCACTGGACGGTGAGGAAGCACCGCCGGGCTACTGCCACTTCCCCGAGCTCGATGCGGAGTTCTTCCGCCAGCTCACCGCCGAGCAGATCGTGACCGTACGCAAACGCAACGGCTTCACGGCACACGAATGGCAGATGATTCCGGGACGAGAGAATCACTGGCTCGATACACGAATCCTGAACCGCGCAGCCGCGGCCCGCCTTGGCATCGACCGCATGTCCCCGGACGCCCCGCCGAAGGCACCACGGCCGCAACAGGCACCGCCAGCACAGCACCAGGAGTCAGCGCCCGAGCGACCTTCCGCGCGCGCACCAAAGAGCGGCAAAGGTGGCTGGCTCAGCGGCGGGCGCAAAGGTGGCTGGCTCGGTAAGCGTTGACATCCACACCGGACTGTGATCCTCGGGCGGTGTGGCATGGACCGAAGATGAAAGAGCCCAGATCCAGGCGGCGATCCTCGCCCTGGCAAAGGGCGAGCGGGTATCGACGGTCACGTATTCCGGTCCACCTCAACGAAGCGTTGAATATGAAAAGGCAGACCTTCCTGAGCTGCGCAGACTGCTTGCCGAGATGAGCCGGCAGCTCCAGTCCTCTCCAAGCTACCGGCGCGCGCAGGTCAAGCGAGGGTGGCGCGATGGCTGAGACCTTCCAGCTCACGCGCTGGGATCGATTCCTAATTGGGCTCGCGCCGGATTGGGGACTGCGCCGCGTGCGCGCTCGAGCTGCCGCAGGGATGATGGCGCGCGGCTACGATGCCGCGGCGAGCTCTCGCCGCACCGCCGGCTGGCGCCGCTCTAGCGGAGACGCCAACACGGCGAACGCGCCATCACTCGCCGCCCTCCGTGAGCTATCGCGCGACCTGCGCCGAAACAACGGATGGGCGCGTCGGGCAATCAAGGCCATCGGGAACAACACGGTCGGCTGGGGTATTGAGGCCAAGGCTGTAGCGGAATCGCCCGACGTCGCAGAGCATGCCGGGAAGTTGTGGCGCCAGTGGTCGTCGGCCCCGTCGTCCGACTACGACGGGCGCATACCGTTCTGTGGTGGCATGCAAAAGCTCGTGATGAAAACGATCGTCGAGTCCGGCGAAGCGATCGTGATACGCGAGCCGGCCAGCTCCTCGGACGACCTGGCGATCCCGATGCGCGTGCGCGTGCTCGAGCCCGACTATCTCGACACGCTCAAGGATGGCGTGATCGGACCCGGCGGTGGACCGATTGTCCAAGGCATTGAGCTCGACACCCGCGGGCGCCGCGTTGCCTATTGGCTCTATGACCACCACCCGGGCAGCACACGCTTGTTTGGAAATCGCTTCCAGAGCAAGAGCGTCCCCGCCAAGGACGTCATCCACATCTACGATGTTGAGCGCGCCGGGCAGATGCGCGGCGTGCCGTGGCTGTGTGCGGCGATTGCAAAGCTCCAGGACTTCGACGACTACGGCGATGCCAGGTTGATGCAGCAGAAGATTGCCGCGTGCTTTGCCGCATTCGTGACGGACATGGACGGCGCCGGAACGTCAGTAGGAGAGCAAGACGCCGCCGACGAAAACCTCGAGACGCTAGAGCCCGGACACATCGCCTACCTTTCGCCGGGTAAGTCGGTGATGTTCGCGCAGCCCCCTAGCGCCAGCGATCACGGATCGTTCTCGACCACCACGCTGCGCTCGATCGCGGTTGGTATCGACGTCTCGTACGAGGAGATGACCGGCGACTACTCGCAGGTCAATTTCTCCTCCGCGCGCATGGCTCGCATATCCCACTGGGCCAGCGTGCACGGATGGCGCTGGGACATGCTGATCCCGCAGCTCTGCGACGGTGTATTCCGCTGGGCCATGGAGCTTGCCGCCGGCCTTTACGGGTGGTCGGAAATACCGACGGCCGAGTGGTCACCGCCGCCGATGCCGATGCTCGAGCCCGACCGCGAGGGCCTTGCGTACACGCGCCTGGTGCGCGGTGGATTTATGACGCTGTCACAGGCCATCCGCGAGCGCGGCGAGGATCCGGTGTCGCATCTGGCCGAGCTGGCCGCCGACAACAAGCGCCTTGACGACGCCGGCATCTGGCTCGACTCCGACCCACGCCGCACCTCAGCCGCCGGCCTGACGCAGGCGCGCGGCGGCACACCCGGCGATGACGGCGCGGGCGATGACACTTGACATTCGCCGCGACCTGTAATCCGGAGGAGAGATAGATGTCGGCCAACCAGCATAGCGCAAAGCACAGGAACGCCACGCGAGACATGCCCGCGCTGAGCATGCGCGCGGCCATCGTGGCCAGCAGCATCGATATCGAGAAGCGCACCGTCGAGCTGGTCTGGACCACGGGCGCGCGGGTGATGCGCGGCTTCTTCGATCGCTATTGGGAGGAGCTGTCCGTCGTGCCCAAGCACGTACGCATGGACCGGCTCACCAGCGGCACGGCGCCGTTGCTCGACTCGCATAACGGATTCGATCTGCGCGGTGTGATCGGTGTGGTCGAGAAGGCATGGATCAAGAGCAAGGAGGGCGGCGCGCGCGTGCGCTTTGCCCGCGCCGAGGACGACCCCGAGGCCGACCAGATCTTTCGCAAGGTCGTGGACGGCATCATTCGGAATGTGAGCGTGGGTTACCGCGTGCACAGGCTGGAGAAGGTCGCGGACGGCGACGACCAGATTCCCGTGATGCGGGCAACCGATTGGGAGCCCTACGAGATTTCCATGGTCCCCATGGGTGCCGACGCCGGCGCCGGGGTCCGCGCCGAGGGCGCAGAAACCAACCCGTGCGAGGTCATCGGCCTCGTGCAGCAGGAGCGAGCAATGGACGAGGAAAACGTCAAGAACGAAGCGCCGGCGCCCAAGACCAAGTCCGAGGCGCGCGTCATCGACGAGGTGTCCTTGCGCACCGCGGCCATGGCCGACGAGCGCAAGCGCATCGCCGATATCCAGGCCACCGCGCGCGCGCTGGCGCTCGACGACGCGTTCGCTCAGCGCCACATCGACGCGAGCACCGGGCTGGACGAGTTCCGCAAGCTGGCCATCGACGAGCGCGCCGCCAAGGCCGAGCCCATCGTGAAGCCCGGCGGACGCGTGGACGCGATCCCCGGCGGTGACGAGCGAGACAAGTGGTTGCGCGGCGCTGGGGACTGGCTAATGATTCGCGCGGGCGTGGCTGGCACCGTGACGGCTGCGGCCAAGAAGCGTGGCGAGAATCGGACGATGGATGCCGGCGAGTTCCGCGGCCGGTCGATGGTGGACCTCGCGCGCATGGCGCTCGAGCGCTCCGGTGTACGTACCGCGGGCATGAGCAAGATGGAATTCGTCGGCAAGGCGCTGACCATGCGCAGCGCCGGCTATGCGGCGACCGGGGATTTCCCGGTTCTGCTTGAAAACGTCATGCACAAGACGCTGCTCGGCGCCTACGAGACGATGGACGACACCTGGAGGATTTTCTGCCGCGTGGGCAGTGTGTCCGACTTCCGGGCTCATCACCGGTACCGTACCGGCGCCTTCGGGCGGCTGGACGTGAAGAACGAGAACGGCGAGTTCGTGACGAAGCCGATCCTGGACGGCGTCAAGGAATCGATCAGCGCCGAAACGATGGGCAACATGATCGGCATCACCCGTGAGTCGATCATCGACGACGACATGGGCGCGTTCATGACGCTGGCAGCCGAGTTCGGCGCGGCAGCAGCGCTGACCATCGAGCTGATGGTGTACGACCTGCTGGCCGAGAATTCCGGGCTTGGCCCCGCCATGGCGGACACTCTGCCGCTGTTCGACGCTGGCCACAGCAACATCGGCTCGTCCAGTTTGCTGACCGTGGCTGGCATCGACGCCGACCGTCAGGTCATGGGCCAGCAGCGCGATCCCAACAACAAGCGGTACCTGGCCCTGCGTCCGTCCATCCTTCTGGTGGGCCTGTCGCGCGGCTCGCAGGCGCGCACCATCAACGGCGACATCTGGGACACCGACGCCATCGACCCGGGTACGGACGAGCAGATGCTGTTCGGCCGCACCAACCCCATGAGGGGCCAGTTCCAGACCATCGTGGACACGCCGTACATCTCGACCGCACGGCGCTATCTCTTCGCGGATCCGGACCGATACCCCACGCTCGAAGTGGTGTTTCTGGACGGGCAGCAGGCGCCGTTCATGGAGATGCGCGACGGCTGGAACGTGGACGGCATGGAGTGGAAGATCCGGCTCGATGCCGGCGCAGGCGCCGTCGATTACCGCCCGGCCGTGACCAACGCGGGCACCTGATCCGCACTCGTTCGCTGACGACAACCTGTACACGACCATAGCGGACACACGTCCGCATACGCGATAGGGGAACCCATGAACAACTACCTGCAACCCGGGGACACCGTCACTCTCACCGCGCCGTCCGGCGGCGTCGTGAGCGGGACGGGCTACAAGATTGGCCAGCTCTTTGTCGTGGCCAAGAACACCGTGGCTGCGACCCTGCCGTTCGAGGGCAAGACGACCGGCGTACACACGCTCCCCAAGACCACCGGCACGGCCTGGACCGAGGGCGCCCTGCTCTACTGGGATGACTCGACCGACAAGGCCACCACCGTGGCCGAGGACAACCTGCTCATCGGCTGCGCCGTGGAGGCTGCGGATTCCGGTGACACCACCGGAACGGTGCGGCTCAACGGGATAGCAAGGACGAGCGGCAGCGTGGCCGACGATGCCGTGGACACGGACGCGATCCTGGATCTCGCGGTCACCACCGCGAAGATCGATGACCTGGCCGTCACCGAGGGCAAGTTGGCGGCCAACGCGGTCACGGCTGGGAAGCTGGCGGATGATGCCGTCGATACTGGTGCGATCCTCGACGATGCGGTGACCACGGCGAAGATCCTCGACGCCAACGTCACCGAGGCCAAGCTCGCCGCCGCGCTGCTGTCTGCTTCCGCCGACACCACCATCTACGATCACTCCGATGACGTGGGCGCGAACGAGGTCATCGCCGCGGCCACGATCGACCGCGTGGTCATGGTCACTGCCAAGGTCACCGAGACGCTGGCCGGCAGCTCGACGTCTCCGTCCTTCAAGGTCGGGCATTCGGGCGGCGTCGCCGACTTCCTGGACGTGACGGCCGGCTCCGGCGATGACGTGTTCTTCGGCACCGGAACCTTGCCCTCGGGCTCGGCGCTCAACGTGACCGTCGCGGACGGCACGGGCGGAAGCGAGGCCGGCAAGGTCCAGATCAGCATCCTCGCCACGCCGACCGCCACCGCCTGATCAATGGTCTTCTCCGAACACGTGGCGCTCGCTGACCAGCACGTCCGAGATCATCTCGGCGGCGTGACGGTCACATATGCGCCCGCGGTCGGGGATGCTGTGGAGGTGGTGGGCATGTTCGACGAGGTGTACGTTCTGCCTGAGCAGGGCCACGCCAACGTCGAGCAGGTGACGCCGGCGGTCTGGCTCAAGCTCTCAGACCTTCCTGGACACCCGGACGACGATGAGCCTGCGCTCACCATCGCCGGAAACACGTACCGCGTGGTCGAGCGCCAGCCCGACGGCATGGGAACGATTCGCCTACTTTTACATCGGACGGGCGCCTGATGCCCGCGTTGCACCAGCGCACGGTGATTCGGCGGACCATCAAGACGCTGTTGACCAACACCACAGCTGCCGAGGGGCGCGTCTTCACGATGCGCATGGAGCCGCTGCGCAAGGTGGACTTGCCGGCGATCTGCATTTACCCAGGCACCGAAACGGTAGATGACGACAGCGTCGACACTTCGCCGCGCGTGCTGACTCGCCAATTGCCGATAGCGATTCAGGGGTGGGTCACGCAGACCGACGACGTGGACGACTTGATGGATGCGCTGGCCCTAGAGATCGAGACCGCAATGCACGCGGACCCGTATCTCGGGGAGGACGTTGCGTCCGAGTCGATTCTCGAAAGTACAGACCCTGACATCGGACGCATGGGCGATCGAAATGTTGGCATGATCGAGCTGGTCTATCGCGTGACCTATATGACCTACGCGCCCGAGGCGCCCGCCGACCTCAACGACTTCAACACCGTGGGCGCAACCCACGATATCAACGGCGCCGTCCATGAGGACGAGCAGTCCGAGGACGTCTTTACCGTCCAGGAGTCCGCATGAGCAAGCT